CGAGCTCTGCCTGTACGGCAGCGGAGTACTTACCATCTTCAACAGCACGGTCCCTGATCTCCTGAAGATCACGCGCAACCCTCTCAAAAGTTATCTCGTACTTCTTCTGCTCACCCTCTTGAAGCTGCCTGATCTTCTCCTGCACATGAGCGAACTTGGGATGGCGCAAGAGTTGGGTCGCAACCTCAGCTGGATGTGAGTAGCCTGCACGATGTGCGCACTCTGTATTCGTTAAATCCTGGTAGACATACAACTGCACAAACTTCTGTTGCATCTTGCTCAAAGGAATCTCTCGCTCCTTCCTCAGCGCATGCTGATGAGGATCATTTAAAATATCTTCATCAACTTCAATCGGCTGTAGCTTTTGTGCGGTAGTCATGCTTGCGATTCTAATTCAAATGTTTTTCTTCATTCAACAATATTTTTTCCCGATCAAACCCCGGCCTGGTTTTCGACTTTCGAGTTTGAACATTAACGTGAATAGGAACCTGCTCGATCACGCCACCGTTCTTCACATACTCATCCACCATGTCAGAGAACTCCTGCCTAAGCTTTTCTTTCGACTTGTTAACCGGAGTCGAACTTGGATATCTCATTCTCATTTTCGCTTCCATCCCAAAAAATTTTTTCATTTTTTTTTCCTTCCTCAAAGAGGGGAGAAGGGGGTTCCCGTTGGGGAGAACTATTAAGAGTTCTCTCCCCCTCTTTAGAGGTGACCCTATGACCCTATGACCCACCCTTATAAATCAATAACTTAGGTAGGGGTAGGGTCAAGGGTCACGCAGGGTCACGCTGACCCTATGACCCACCCTGACCCTACTATATAAATCAACAACTTACCGACTTATCCACAGGGGTAGGGTCAAATCGCAAAACAGCCCGTGACCCTACGTTTTTGCCCAAAAGTAAGTCGATACCGCACCTAGAATTTACTTTAACTTTCCCTCCTAACTTAATTTTTGTGTGATGCCAGTAAAGGCACTTCCTGAATTAATAAATAGACTCGCGCCACTGCTAGTAGTATGAAACCCGCCACCAGTATGAGTGTTAGACCTGAAGGTAATACCCCCTCCATACTCTCTCATATCCACGACCCGATTGTATTGTGACTGCCAATTTTGTAACGTATTTTTCTGTCTCTTGTTCTTACGATACATAGGCGTGAACGACTTCTTCAAACCCTGTTTGTTGTACTTGGGTTTGTATCGCTGAATCAACATCTCTTCCCAGTTATTCATTCTGCGTTTGAGACACGGCATGATCCTGAAGTGATCAAAGTCCTTGTCTTTATTGTGACTACCAATTCGGCTGTAAGCATTGATGCTTTGACCTATGTAGACAATCTTCTCATCCTTGAACAGAGCATAGATAGCAGCTCTATTCATGTTCCTCTGTAGTTTCATTTCGTTCTCCTTTGCTTTGGGTAAATTCTTTAAACGATAACTCACTCAAGTCCTTCAACTCCTGCGAGATCTTCCTCATCTCAGCCAGGGTTTCATCCATTTCCTCGAACATCTCAATCACTCGATTGATTCTTTCCTCTGTTAACTCTACTTCAATTGTTACTTTCGGCATTGATTATTTTCCTTTCTCGGTGTTAAGATGCGCTCACCCTTTTGCTTTGGGTGTAACCTCACTGTCAGAACCCCTTGAGTTACTCCCCTAAAACTGAGGCCACTCTCTCTATGACAGTGAGGTTTTTTTAAACTCCGCACATCCCATCGCACTCATCCATAAAACTAAATGTAATCTGATCCTTCGCTGGGTCGGCTAGGTCAGCCTGATTGAGCGGCACCAGGCTACGGTGCAGGTACAGCCTTTGAGTTGTCTTGCTGAATCCCTTTCGTATCCTGTTGTCCACCTCGACTGCCTGCTCCCAGGAGTCTGGGTCATTTGACTGCATGTCACGCCATGCTTTGTTACTGTGATAAGGGCAGAAGGTACACGCGCTCTTCGAGGGTAACTCGTTGTAGCCGTTGTCTCTCATCCACTCAAGGCACTGTAACCTGCTCATCCTTAACTCAAGCAGCGGCCATCGGTTGTTAATCCACTTCTCATTAGCATCCTTCATGCGCTGTATCTCATCCTGAGAGATACCTATCCACTGCTCTACATGATCAGCAGGGATGCGCTGACGGGGCTTGTACCCTGCCAGTTCACGGATCTTCTTGATGATGGGTACGATCTTGTACTCGGTCGTACACTGCCTGCGCAACAGACCCTCACCCAGACCTTCAGGACTGCTCGTAAAGAACGGAGGCGTAGCGAATCGCTTTGTCCCGTCCATGATATCCTCGTACAGATTGCCCTTGCTCACCCGTATTACAGGGAAAGGCAGCTGTTCTTCGAGCCAATCGAGCCAGTCGTATACCGCCTTGGGTTCGGCCATAGTGTCTGCGAAGATCGCATAGTCTGGCATGGGGGTGATTTCACCCTTTGCTGCCATAAGAGCCATGACACTTGACTGCACGCCTGCTCCGAGGCTAATTACGGTTAGCTTTGATGTCATATAATGCTTTTCTAATCATTTGAAGTTCATAGTTTCGCTTTGACTCCACACAAGCGGTCATCGCTACGCTTAAATCGATACCAGATACAGACGCTAGTCCTTTAGCCTCGTCTACCAGCCCCCTTGGGCCATAAGTAACCCATTGGTCCTGGTCCTCCTCCGCTAACTTTTTATAATCGGCTTCTGTCAGCTCTTTTCTATAAATACTTTCGCTCATTACTCAACCTCCCAAGGTCGTTCCATTTCGTTTGATTCAAGATAGTGCCACACTGCCTGACCAGGCACTGCATGCGTCTTGACTATATTACCCTGATACTTCTGCACATAGCTCACTGCTTTCTGTGCGGCCTTGTTCCCGCTGCTCATCTTCGCGTTGTGCAAAGCTTCCTGCGCAAGGATCTCTAATTCTTTACGCTTATAAAAGGTCGTACTGCTCATCGCTTCAACAACCACCCTAGCGATAGCAACCTCATCCTCTTCACTCAACTGCTTCCTCTCTCTGGGTGTCCACTCGTTTACCTTCCACATGCCCTCATCAAAGTTGAAGTGGGCGAGATGTTCTTCAGGTTCCCGTGCGTTACGCGCTTCGTAGAACATGCTGACTTCAGGCTTCTCTCCACTGAGCTTGATGCCTGAGTCAAACCATCCTGCGAATACACTACCACCCCGTGCTGACATGAACGTCTTGTCATCCGCTCGTTCCTTGCCAGTGTGATGGGCCAGGATAACCGACACGTTGTTCATCTCCATGAGCATATCGATACGGTCCATCAGCCTACGGATGTCACTGTTGTTGTTCTCTTCCCCGTCAAAGAAGTTAATGACAGGGTCAATCATCACGATGTCAGGCTCATGAAACGCCACCTCATCACTGAACGCCTGTATGTCTGCGTCCTTCATGAGGTTCTTTCGTAGCCGACCACTGATGATCAGGTTATCAAATCCCATTCGCCTGAGATCATCATCCCCTGCGAACCGTCTGTAGTACAATTCAATCCTGCGCTTGAGAAACTCGGCAATGATCTCTGCCTGAAACCACACCACCTTGAGCGGTCTACTGAACGGCACATCCATGAAGTCTGTGCCTGTCGTTGCTCCCGCAGCGAAAGCGCCCAGCCAGTTTGACTTACCAATCTTGGGCTTACCCAGCAACAACACCCTGCTCTTCTCAAATATAAATGCATCACCCCAGAACTGCTCGATGTTATTGTCTTCGAGCTCTAACCATTCTTTGTCGCTGAATGGCAGTAACCCCAAGGGTCCAGACTCAGGCTTCTCTTCAACCTCTTCCTCGACCACAACCTCTTGTATTTCTTTGAGGTCTTCACTGATCTCTGTGTTCCATGTCGAGGTTTTCCAGTGCAGGACACCGGAGTCAACGTCTTCTGGGTGTCTTTTGATGTGGCCGCTGATGATCGAGGCAGTTGTCCTGGTGGTTTCAACCAAGTCCATTGGGGGTTGGCAGGTCTGGTTCCAGTCATGCGCTTTGATCATGACCTCGCGCATACCCCAGCCTTCTTTAATCCACTTACCAACCAGCCTGGCTAACGTATCGTTACGACTGCCCTCTACCCTGGGATCTTCAGTCAGCTTCTCTCTAAGGGTCTCGACCTTACCATCGTTGTTGAAGTCGTAGATCTTCTGGACATCTTCTTCTGTGAGCATGGGTAGCTCATCGAAGTTAGTCATGACAAAGCTGTCATCGTATTCGATCTCGTAGTTGAATGAAGGCACAAACATTATGTAGCCGCCTTCTCCGCGAACATCGATCTTGTTCTTACCAACACTGTTGCGCACTGCACGATGAGGCGGGACGCTATAGAAGAAGTGACAGCCACCGCTCGGTGACTTCTGCATCATGGGGGTACGGCTGATGCCACCCGCTTTGATCCATCGGGTTCCTTCCTCACTGTCTGAATCGACTACAACAAAGTTGATCCCTGTGATCGCTGCCCAGTTCGCTTGAGGATACTGGTTGTGCCAGTGGGAGATCTCCTCCCTCGATGGCTGTGTCTTTTGATACGACTGCCACCGTACACCTCTGGGAGTCTTGCTCCACTTGCGGCGTAGCTCATCCTCTGGCGTGAACGGATTGCGATCAGAAAAATATTTAGGTACTACTTCTGTTGGCGAACCACACGGAATGATGTGCATCCCGTAGTCCCACATATCAAGGAGCAGTTCTTCCTTAGCCTCTGGAGACATCTCCCCAGACTGCTTGTCCAGAAAGAAAGGCATCAGTCAGTAGCTTCTTTCTTTTTTAACTTTACTACTTCCTGCTTCCACACCTTGATCTTCCCATCATCGAGCGTGCGCATTGAGACTGTGAATCCCATGCTCTTTGCTGCTCTTCTTAATCCATGATAGGCAGTAAGGTTCTCATCATCTTCTAGGATTGCAGCGTCACCCACATCCATCTCTTCTATTAACTTCTGCCACTTACCCCAGCCTTTTCTTCTGTTAGGTAACGGCGCGTTCTTTTCTATCTGAACTTGCATACGGACTCCTATTTCGGTTTGATGGACTTTATACCTGTTTAAACTTTTTTTCAAATTATTTAAAAAAGTACTTGTAATTTACTTTGTATGTAATAAAGTTCGCATTGTAGAGAGTATAGATAGTTAGAGAAGGAATGGTAATGACAGATATTAAATGTTTGGCATATCAGTATATCGGCGCGAAGCAAAAGCAAAAGGAAATAGCTCAACACATTAAGAAAGTTGAACAACAGCTTCTTGATACACAAGAGATATCAAACCTCAAGCTTCTTCTTAGCAACGAGGGTGGACAGAAAACTCACCAGGGTATAACGATTGAAAGCAAACGGGATCATGTTTGGAATCAAGAGCGCCTTGCACAGGTTTTATCTGATACACCACAAGATCACTGGCCTGACTTTGTAACTGTAAACACTACCTACAAAGTTGATTACCGTGCGTTCCAAGCCTTTGCCATGAGTAACCCAGGTGACCCTATGGTCGAGGCATTGCACAGCGCACACTCAATCAAGCTAGGTGATCATAAGATCAAAGAAATCAATCAGGAAAAACTTAAGGAGGCTGAATGAGCTTATTAAACCAGGTGACTACTGCGCCTGATTCCCAAGTAGCGGAAGGTGGATACCCGCCTGTACGCATAAATCTTCAGGGGATTGATGGCATAGGTAAGTCAACCTTCGGTTCAGATGCAGATGATTCTATCTTCATCCAAGCTGAAGATGGTTTGGGTTTCATCAAGGATGTGTCCCGATTCCCTGTAGCAAATACATGGGAAGAGATAAAGGATCAGATCAAAGCTTTGATGGAAGAGGACCATAAGTTCAAGACGGTTGTTCTCGATACAACAGATGCAGCATCAAAACTTGCTGAAGAGTTCGTTGTAAAAGAGAACGGCTGGAAGAGCGCGAATGATCCCAAGGCATCTTACGGTGCTTTCTATGTAGCGGAGGAGAACGCATGGCGACATCTGCTTCAGGGATTGAACTGGCTGCATGACAACAAAGGCATGAATGTAATTCTGCTCAGTCATGTTGGCGACAAGGTCGTTAATGATCCAACTGTTGGAGAGTATCGAGCATTTCAGATGCGCTCTAATAAGAAGGTCAATGCACTGATCAAGGACTGGGTGGACTTCAACTTGTTTGCGGATTATGACAAGACACTGGGGTCAGACGGAACTGCTAAGAGCTCGGGCAATCGGTTTTTATATACCCGATATTCCATGGGCTTTGAAGCCAAGTCACGCCTAGCCATACCGGAACAACTACCGTTGTCCTGGAATGACTTTATCACGGCATATAAGAAGGCGCTGAACCCAGCGTCATCCACTGAAGAAGCTGCATAAGGAGAAAACATGGGCTTTTTTGATACGAAAATTGATGTCAGCGATGTGCCTGACTCTATAGGTTCGGAGCCATTGCCAGAAGGGGAGTACCTCATGAAGGCGGTGGAGTTCGATGATACTGCTAGGTCATCAAGCGGCAACGATATGATGACTGTTGACTTTGCGTTTGTTGATTCTGCGCTAGAGAAGAGGAGACCCATCAGGGACTTCTATGTAGTGGGGAATCAGGTTGCTTACAGCAAGCTCAAGCGTTGGATTAGGGGCGTGGGCATAGAGGTCACTACCGAGATTACTCGCGATACGATTCAGTCGGCTATGGGGAGACACTTCAAAGCCAAACTGGTACAGGAAGAGTACAACGGTTATGTGAACAACAAGATCAATGGGTATTTCCCTGCGGATCATGAGTCTACACCGCCACCTCAACCAGCCGCTTCGACTGGGGATGTAAACCAGCAAGCACCCGCTCAACCAGCAGCAGGTTTGCAGAAGGCTGAGTGGTCTTAACGGAGTAATACAACTGGGGCGGTTTCTTATCAGGTTGTTTACTCCTCGGAGCGCCAGATAAGAAATCGTTTGGTGACAAGCTTGGCCCACTTGTAGTTGGAAACGGGCCTTCACCAAAGCAATTAAATATAGGGGTATTTGATGATTAAGAAACAAGAACTTGTGGATAAGATAAAAGAGCTCGAAGGGACTTTAAGAGTTTCTGAAGACCAGGTTGAGCGGTTCATAGGAATCCGAGATAGCCTAGTCAAAGAAAAGCAAAAGCTCGAAGAGAGAATTCACAGCTTGGAACAGTTGGTTCCAAAGGAAAAGCTGGAAGAGCTTGATACCGGCAAGATATACCGTTTGTGTGATCCAAGTCTTATGTTCTTCCATGAAAACAGGGACATGGGCATAGACATTTACTGTGAGGAAACAACAAGCTCTAAGCGCAGGCT